CCCAAGTACTTAACTCCTGCGAGAGGAGGTAATGTTTGACAGTATCCTAAGCCCTCGTTTGCCAAAAACGATGGATACTGACCTCTCCATATGCTGCCTGGGGAGCACGACAAAGGCTCTGGAAACGAATAAGAGTCGTCCCGATACTGGGTAGCTGGGTTCTTCTCTGGCGTCCCCCAACTACTACTGTTACCAGCAGTAAACGAGTGCGACCACTCCCTCGCGAGAGTGATGGAGTCGGATCCTTCCCGGTCTCAACGGCTCTGATTCGTCTGAATTGCCTTTGCCACGCCCCTTTGGCAGCAGATAGATAGTCCACCTACACTTCCATCTTAACCCACGTCGAACCAGATGGGTTCTGGATCGCATTGAGTGTTCCGATGTTAAGCCATGGAAGTGCATACCGTAGTGCAGCATGTGCGGCTCGTGCAGCAATAACTGAAAGGGCAGTACTAGCGACCATAGGAGTTCCAGGAGTAGCTATGTTACTGGGAACTTTGGCGCTAAGAGTGCTAGAAAACCCTTGCAAACCCATGCTGTCACCGAGGTGGTTCCATAAGGAATCATAGAACACGTACCTTAGTGGGTTCGCACTACACGAACTCATTAAAGCAACAGGTGCTATATTTCCTTGCTGAAATTCCACGTCAGTGTCAACAAGTCCGGGAGGGCAGTGGCCAAGGTCATAGGCCTCTGCCCCGCCGAGGGGTAAGCCATCATATTGGACAGATGCAGGAACTGGCACTTTATTGATGCCAGGTAAATCAGGAAGTGGAGGAAGGGTGGCTTTAGACCCTCCACTTGTCTGCCCAATCATTAACGGAACGGTCGGTGTGTTCTCCCGAATGAGTCGCGGAATTCCCGATCCCTGTGGAGATCGGAATTCGACGTCATACTCAACGAGCAGATCCCAAGTATATGTCCCCGGAACATTTGTCGCTATCATCAGGAACCCACCAAATGTAGTACGCGGCTCAGGGGCCTCACGCACTGGATTCATGGTGTATTTGAAATAGCGGTCTTCATGAAGTAATTGAGGACTACAGTTGAGACGAAGGCTTTGCCACACCATTCCTTCCACCGAGGTCTGGTTATTCATCATCCCTTGGTATGTTGTGGCAATTTCATCGTCCCAATCGTAGTCTACAGCCATGTAGACACGTCCCGAGAGGTTAGCAGCCTGGCCGGATACTAGGCTGAAAACCAACTTGTGGAAATGGTATTGCTCATAGTTGACGGCGATATTGGAAAGCCAGGGAAATAGCACAGAATTGCCTGGTGCTATGTCCCACCCAGGAGTTTGACCTACCTGGGGCAGCATTGCAAAATCGTTTG